ACTCCATTGTCCTGCCAGTCATACAGAACTGCCTCTCCCAGCTTCGGAACGTGTGCGTCGTTCTCTTCCCACACTCCCATCGCTTTCGCTCTCTCGATCAGATAATAGCAACTAATCTCAATCGGTATGATCGGAGTATATTTGAGGGCAACTGCCAGTGCGGACCATGTACACGCACACCACGCCCATCCATATTCCATTTTTGTGTTTCTCGGAAGTGCTCCGGTGAAGCTGTTGTAAATATCAATAATACTCTTGTATGAGCCATCTGCTTCTTTCTTGCCGACCCAACTTTCAACCAGATCGACAACTGCCTGTCTTGAATACATTTTCTTTTCTTCCTTTCCTGAATCTGCCTTTCCGTCTGTGACATACTGCTTTATCCAGCGGACGCAACACTCGTGCCTACTCTGGAACTTCTTGTCCCCGACCTGATTGTTGTTGCTTGTGTCCTGCTGATCGAGCAGGAGGGATGTGAAGATCGTGTCCGGTGTGTATGGCTTCGATGCTCTGCCGAAGATTCTCTTCACTGGTCCCAGTCCTCCGAGATGTTCGATCTCGCACCACATCATCTGCGCTTTGATGTCGGTCACTCCATACGCTTCTGCGCTCTTGATGTATGTGTTCATCAGTTCAGAGAAGAGTTCGTCCTGACACTTCTTTCCGGCATCCGTCGTGATGATCGCGACCAGAGCCTTCTTCTCCGCTGCGGATGGATTCCATCCGGTTGCCTCCCAGTCAACGGACAGCTTCTTCTCGATTCCTGCCGTGTCTGCCTTTCTGAACGCTGCGGCATCTGCGGCCAGAATCATTTTGCAGAGTCTTCTTCCTTCGTTGCCATAGTTCTGCGCCCATCCGAGAGTGCAGGTCTTCTCGTTTGAAGAGTTCGCTGCCTTGCCTGCATATGCTGCGTAGTTCTGTCCGCCGTAAATCTGACCACCTGATTCCACTCCGCCGATGATCTTTGCCAGTATTTCAAGATGTTCTTTTTTCATATCCTGATACCTCCACAAAAAGAGGCGGATTGCTCCGCCTCCTGTTCCTTGCTGTTCTTACTGCTCATCTTCGCCTTTGATGGCATCCGCTTCCAGAAGCTGTCCTTCTTCGATTCCGACGTTTGCTGCATCAGTCAGACCTTCTCCGATGATGTATGCGATCACGGATGCGCCTGCCATGATGATAGCAGTCACCTGTGTTGCAGTGTTCTCTGCTCCGCCTGTTGCTACGATCATCATAGAGACGAAGGACGCAACTGCTGTCCATAATTTTCTGCTTGTCAGTTTCTTCATCCAGTTAATGTTTTTCATGTTCTTTTCCTCCTGTTATAAAAATGAATTTTTCTCCATGCACTTCTGATAAACCTTGTCTATCTCCGCGATGGCATTTCCTGCCTTGTTGTTCTTGTAATTCGGATGTTCCAAACAGTAATTCTCATAATCTGAAACGTCATCCAAAATCTGATTAAAAAACTCTTCAGAATGTTCCACTCCTCTCCTCAATTCGTCTGCAAATCGGATGATTCGTGTTCGACACGCATCTGCATCGTCCTTGTCCATCCTGTTTTCCAGTTTGTCATGTTTCTCTTTCAGGTCCTTGACTTCCGTCTCAACTGATTCCAGTTTGTCCATCATGTCCTTGTTCATGGTCTTTCCGATGCCTCTTGCGACGGCAGACCACGGATTGATCTTGATAGGTGCGATCTGCACCAGTGTCATCAGGAGCAGTGCTGCTCCGCCTCCTGCTTGCAGCCAGTCATACAGGCTCATGTTCCTCACCTCCTCTCATGCTGAATAAATACTGGCAATTCTCGCACGGCTCCTGTCCGGCCGGGATGTGGTAGTCCTGACATTCACCGCATGAACCAAAAACAGGACACTCCGGTCCCCGGCACTCTTCAAGAGTTCTCCGGCAATGACCGTCATGTCCTGCGTGACTGCACTTGAAATTATTCTTTCGGTGCGTCCTGTTCTTTCTTTGCCTCAATGATCTCCGCCTTCTGGTCTTCGGTAATCCATCCCCTTGTCACCGCATTTTCCAGACCTGTGTCATTCAACCTTCCTGCAAGGTACAGTTTTTTCAGACGATTATACATTCTCTTCACCTCCCAAACTTGCAACGATGAGGTCATCCACAATGCCGCTCAATTCTTCGTTGCTGGCTTTCAGTGCTGCATTCTCATCCTGAAGTGATGCCACCTGTTCCTGAAGAATCTCCATCTCGGTCTTCTCTTCACCTTCCTGCTCTGCCTTGATTGCTTTCTGTAACCATGCTTCACGGTTCTTCTCGATTGACTCTTCCAGATTCTCTCTGTATTGTGTTTCCAGAGTGTATCTGTCATAGGTATACACCTGATCTCCCTCTTCTTTCTCGATCGGGCCTTCGATGTTCTCATAGAAAATGACTGTGCAGGTTCTTCCGACCATTTTCGGCAGTGCCTCAATCTCATGCTGCACAAGCGGCTTGATGTTGCTTTCTGTTCTCATTGCTCACTACTCCTTTCAGCAGTTTCAAATTGATAAACGGCTTCACACGTTCCTTCCAGAAGTTCCATGAATCCGAATTGTAAATGAATCCCATGTATGAGATCATACCGGATGCGTTCGTCGGTGAAATGTATGAGATTTTTGAAATCTTCTTCGCCTTGTGGCTTATCCTGAACATGATTGACTTCCGCAGTGTTGTCCATGCGCCTGCATGGAATTTATACCCTAAGAAGTCCAGCGGTCTGTCCTTCAGTGGAAAGACCTGCCAGTTTGCTTTCACCTGCATCTTGACCTTTCTCAACTCATTCGCAATCATTCGGAGTGCTTTGTGTAATCTCCGTTTATTTGAATCAAATAGGACTATATCGTCCACATATCTTGTATGGTGCTTTGCACCTGTTTTCTCTGCGATCATGTGATCTATGTCCTGAAAGAAGAAATTGCAGAACCACGGCGATGTGTAGAGTCCGACCGGAATCCCTACTGCGTCAACTTCTGGAAGCATCCTCGTGTGATCTGCCATAGGTTGCTGATAACTGGCAATCAGTTTGAAAGCAAGGTTCAGGAACTTCCTGTCCTTGATCTTCTTTTCCAGTTTCTGCCGCAGTGCTTCATGGTTCATTGTCGGATAACAGTGGTGGACATCCAGCTTCAGGACTTTACTTGTCCCGATCGGGTCACTCTTTATCCAGTGTTTAATCATCTTTCGTGCTCCGTCCGTACCTTTACCCGGTACGCATCCGCAGGAGAACTTGTCGGCTCCGTGTTCAACAATCTCTCTGAAGACCTGAACGAACGCATGATGGATGCACTGATCTGGATAGAACCTCGGCACGGCGATGACTCTCTTTTTCTTCTTGATGCCGTCATAGATTTCTCTGATCGTGTATTTTGCCGGAACGAAGGTTTCATTCACGAGCATTTCCTGAATCTTTCTTGCATAACTGTCGATGTCATTCAGGATTCTCTGCACGGACGGCCGATGCGTTTTCCGCTTCGCTGCCCTTTTGATCGCACGTTTGATATTCTCAATATCCGTCACTCTCTCGAACAGATGCCCGATTCTCTTCGTCCATACGATGTTTTTAAGTTTCTGTAAGTGCATTTTGAAATGGTTTCTCCTATCTCTTTGTCAGCCTCATCGGTTTTCCAAGCAAGGTACTAGCCGATGCCATTCACGGCTTTCATTTTTGCCAAGGGGCAAGGACAGAATTTTCATCCTGTTCCGTACCGGAGTACGGAGTGTAAAGTCACGATACATTTATACCAAATATTGAGAAATGTATCTAAATTAACGAGATATTGACAAAGTGGGCGGCCGCCGATGTTCCAGTTCGAATTCCCAGAGCCGTTGTTGCAGTTCCGGTAGAAGGGGCCATCGTTGACACCGTTGTTCACGTTACCCCCGGAAATGACCAGCCGCTCGTGTCTTTACACCCTACAATTTTATTTATTTCCTGTTCTCATTTCAGGCGGCATCCTTCCAGCATGATTTTTCCACTTTACTTTTCCTTTGCTGGAAGGTTTCATGGGGGAGGGAATCCCCCATGTCCCCCTCGAAATGGTTATTTCCGACCAAGAGGGCGGCCGCCGACGCTCCAAGCCGAAGTC